TCGCACTAGAAAACGTAAGGTCTGCAAAATCTAAAAACGCCGTGGTGCCGCTAGACGCAGGGTTAGCTGAGATAGTCAGCGTACCGCCGCCAGCAGAGTAGCCCGTACCCGAGACTTCGTTAGTCGCAGAATACGCAGTAGTAGTCGCATCCAGCGTAGCTGACGACGTATACAAGGCCAGCTTAAAGACCTGTGCTGTGCCGCTGCTAAAGTCAAAAGTCCCGTCAAGAATATCGACTTTGAATGATGTTGCCATAGCCTGTGTAATAGCCATTTGTATTTCCTTTTAAATTAACGCGGTTCTATTCTGAGTTGGCCAGTTCTTCAGGCAACTAGCCATTGCCTAGCGTTGTTTGTACGCTTTCAATTATGCTTTATCCCTAATAACCAAACCTGTTCGATATGCGTCGGTGACTTCTTTGGCCTCACCAAAGTTCTTCATAGCAACCACACTTTCAGCAAACCGTTTTTCATATTCTTGCATCATGTCCGGCTCACCTTTCATGTAAGTGTACGCCTCTATCAAAGACCCGTATAACAAGGCTATTTCAGCGTTTTCACTTAGCCAGGTAGTTCCGCTTCCTGCCCCCGCAGTCAAACTTGTTGGGCGATAAAAGTAGTGCAACTCCACGTCGTAATTTGCATCGGGCGTGGGTCCGAGCAAAAAGTTGGAGTCGTCAAAAAAAGCGTAATACCTTGGTGCGCCTGTGTCCGTTGGATCTGGGTTGTAGGTTTGCACAAAGTTAACGTCTTTGTAGTCTAAAAACGTTTTATCCCCACCCGTGGTAAACGATAAAGAAAACGGAGCCAAAAAATCACTAGGTGCCGCTAAATACTGGTTACTTGCTGTGGTGGTTCCGCTGGCATTCTTACGAAAAAGCGTAAGCTGAACGTTCTTTAAGATACGCTCTTCAGCCACGCGAATAAAAACAGGCAGGTTATTTACAAAACTGGTCTCAGAATTCTGAGTGTAGTCTTGTATCGCCGTTTTTAACTCGTCATAAGTAAAACTCATGAAATCACCACTGTCACGCTACCAACCTGACCAAATCCGGTCACAGGCCGTAAATCGGGGGCATCCGGGGTAGGCAAGCCTACATAAACGTCCATAGGCTCTACGCGATCCGGTCTGGGATTACGCAAAGCCTGCGGGTCTGTAATGGTTCTTCGGGGCTCTAACTGAGGTTGTTTCTTTTCCCACTCATCTTTACCCACCAGGAGACCATTCCACTCCCGTTTCATCTCGTTCAGCTTGTAACGAAACCCGCTTCTATCTGAAATGCCATAGGCATTTTTACCAACAGCAAATTTAGCCATTACAAGTTCTGCGAATACGCCAAGCTTGGCACAATGTTAAAGGAAGCCCGGTCACGGTCCATACTGATGGCCCGCTCCATCTCTTCTTCATACACAGCTTTCAATAACTGCACCCTGTCAGGAGCCTTCTTAATGGCTATGTAGTAAGCCAACCCGGCAGCTAAACAAGGGTAAAATCTAAACGGCATTTCCACCGTGTTCTGGGCGGTGTCCGCGTCATCCATTCGGACAAGACGGTCAAATACCACCACGTCTGTGCTGTTCTCCGGGACAGGCCACAGCTTTAACACAGGACTTATTAGACGGTCCAGAAACCACTGTGAGGGACGTCCCTGAGTGGTTTTATTAGGCACACCCAGGTAATCGTCACGACTTAACCGCTCTATGTTGTAATCCACGTTATCGCGGCGAACGGCTGCTGACAAAATGTCTATGGTATCGGACCCAAGCGTATATTCTGCCGTTCCAGCAACCAGAGCCTGTGTGGACTGCTCTATCGTCCAGGAGTTAAGCCCCCTGTTTGCCCAATCAGCAAACAACAGGTTCATAGAGCGTTTAGCGGTCTTGATGTCGTAGCCTGTACGAACCTCTTTGCCGCAACGCTCGAACGCCTCCTCGATGTACTCGGTGACGTCTAACTCAAAATTTTTAGAACCTGAAACAGCCATTTTTTAGCCGGGTCCAGGAGTTTTCTTAATGACGCCTGACTTCTTAGCAACGCCACCCATAGCTCTCTTAATTGGCTTTTCGCCTCTAGCCGCCATAATACGGTCTCTTTGCGTAATTTTACCATCGCCACTCATGTCTTGCAGACCTCCCCCGTCTTTCATTTTAAGAGGGTCACCCACTGATCCACCGCCCCTCATTTTCTTCGGCTTTTTAACTTTCTTCCTGCTAGGAGCTGCATTACCTATGTTTACTCTGGAGCTACCCATCCTTCAATCTCCTGTAAAATTCGTGGCGAACCTTGTACATGTTTTCGACGTCATATTCGTCAAAATAACGGTCATAATAACCTAAATTTCGTATCTTATCCGCTGATTCCTCCAGCTTGCTAAGGCGCTGAACGAATATCATCGCATATTCTTCTGCGGTTGTTGGCTCAAAAGAGCCATTGTCTACAAGCTCATTGGGTTCCTGGTCTGGGTGAAACCCCATAACCCAGGTGTCCCGGTCTATAAACACACCGTCAGATATGGCTTGATTGATGTCATCGAGGTATTCGTGGAAGGCTTCCGAGTCTTCGGGAAACGCCAGGTCCACGATGATTACCAAATCCACCTTGTCGTCCCAGGTAGATATGACTGACCACAAGTCATGATAATTCGCGGGATCGCGTTTAAAAATAACCGAAACCCGTTGCGCTGCCCAAGCTGCTTTGGCATATGGGCAAGCGGGTAACCCATTGAAATCTGGGTTGTTTTCTTCTAGGAGTGTTTTTGACCACTCTCTAATTTCATTGTAAATCTTTTTTTCGTCGTCAACAAAGAATTCATGCATACCGTGTTCTTTTTTTGCGGTTAGACATGATTGCCCCACACCCACGACTCACTTCGCCACCCATGTTTAAATTGCGAACTTTGGCTTTCTTGGTGTTAGAAACAACCTGTTTACCCTTTTTGCCCTCTCGTTTCTTTTTACGAGCAGTGGCAGCACGTTCTTCCTTAGACAGGCTTTCTGCCTTTGATCTTGGCAAGCACCGATCAGGATTCTTTTTATCCTTAGACGTGCCGCATTTCCCAACGATGTTCCCAGAGCTGTCTATCCTGACCCAGTCCTGGTCAACCCATTTCTTTAAATCACCCACGCTTCTTTCTCTTCGACTTCTTTGCGTAATTAGGGTCTTTACAGTATTTAGAGGCCGCTAAATTGGCATAAGCACTGGGATAGGTATCAAAAGTACGTTTTGCCCAAGCAATGCCTTCTGGGCATATTTTGTTACCTTTTTTCTTTTTTGCTTCTCCACCTTTAGCCATCTTAATGACGCCGCACTTAGAAGCAGGCACGACTGTCCCAGTTCTTACGCGACTCATTTCAATAAAATCCCGATTATTCCAACTAACTCAACGGTCACAACCATAATCAGCATCCACAAGCGGTTATCCAGCTTGTCGATTTTTTTCTCAATATGAGATAAATGATTGTTTTCTAAGCGGTCTAACGTTACTTCAACGTTACTCAAACGCTTATCTACATCATGAACGTCAACATCTACCACTTCTTACAACTCCAGTAACGTGCCGTAAATTTATCTTTGGCCGTGTCACAGTTATGTCGCGCTCTAAAATTTGCCCTACGTCCAGGGATATTCTTTTTAATTGTCATGTTCGGGTCACCAAACCGAACAATCTTGATGTCCTCGCCTTTTTTGGCTAAAACCGCAAATTTTTTGTTTTTCCCAGGAGTTCGTTTCGGTTTGTTGTAACCAGAAAACGTTTCCCCTCGGTAAGACAATCGACCGGATGAAGACCGTGTTACGTTTTTAGTTGTAGCCATTAGGCAAGCTCACTACCATTCTTAATATAAATAATCTCAAAAGCGGCGGATATATTAAAAGTTACACTTGCCGAAGAAGAAATCGCCCGCGCCTCAATATCCGTCTTTTCCGCGAATTTAATTGGGATAACAAGCGTGTTTTCGATGTGCATCCCCGTGGTGAGTGATTTTACATCTTTAGTTTGAAATACCTCGCCATACGGCCTTGCAACCAGCGATAGCTGGCACACTGCGGGCGTGTTTGATGTTGTGCCATTAGAAACATCATACTGCATCAGATAGGCTGTATAGCCCGCCGGTACAGTCCATAGCGCCATCAGGGTCTGGTTTGAGCCGTCCCCGTTGATGGTTGCATAAATGTTTGCTGGTACGCCCGTGGTGACAGTGCCGGTGCCCGCATAGATGACCCCTGCGTTTGCCCCTCCAGACCCCGCAGACCGGACAATCATCCGGTTTATCCGCAAAAAAGACTGCGTGGTGTTGACCGCCGTCTGCCCATTTAGGGTGACAGTCTCTGATATTTCGTTGTAATCGCCATCAAGTCCAAACAACTCAACGGTTCTGGCCCCCGTGCCCGCCGAAGCGTCATTGGTGGAGCTACTGGAAACCTTTAGCACAGTCGCCGCAGACAGGTATGAATACAGCCCGCCCTGTGGCCAAATGGTCTCTATGGAGTCCGCAACTTCTGAATTGTTGCCAAACTTGTAAACAGACTCATGGTAGGCAATTTGACCCCTAGCGACTTGAAGCTCAAAAGGCTCAGAAGTGCCTACCCTGCTTATTGAAGAAACTTCACGAGCCATTTGAGTTACCTAGCTATAAAACATCGTCATTGCCGTGATATTAGTTTCCACCGAAACATAAATATCAGACACGCGGATACCCTCATCAGGTATGTTTATTGAGTGCGAGTCATCCTGCTTGAAATCAATGTCCAAAACCGTGGCCCCACCACTACCATCGGTAACGGTGAGACGACCTGCTCCAACATTGTCCGTCAAGACCTGTATTTGACGTATACGCGCAGGACCAACCCCGGCAGAGCCGACGGCGGTCAGCCGTTTACTTTTGACATCTGATCCGGCCATGTTTAGCCCCTATTAAGAGAGGTTATTATTAGGCACGTAAAGTACAGTTACCTGTGCTACACCTGCTGTGGCGGCGGTTCCGGTCTGATTATAGGTTGCAGTTAAGGCAACATCAGAGGTGCCAATGTCCACTAAATTGGTAAGCTGAGAAACATCAGAGCTTGCCAGGACACGAGCTACACTACCCAGAGCAAGAGCGTCCGCATACTTATCCGCAGTGGTGCCATCGCCTAAATCCAAAGTGTTTGTGGTTCCAGCGTCAAATGCTGTGGTTACATCTACGTTGATGTCTATGATTTGACTATTTGCTGGAAGAGTTCCAATCACAGTTTCTGTGCCATTAGCAGCAAAAGTAACTTGCTTTGACTGAGACATAACACCGTAGCCCGTAGCAGTGATTCCGCCAGTGGTGGTGTTTTCTATGATTGATTGAAAGCCGTCTTTAGACCGGACTGGTCCAGAAAAAGTAGTATTAGCCATGTGGTTCTCCTGTCGTGGCTAGTGTCAGTCACGGGATGTGACTGTCAGGAATTTGTGTACGATACGATAAAAAAAGGGGCAGCACAAGCCACCCCTTTTCCCACACCATTTAGGTGATTAAGCGCCTGCGGTACCGAAAACCGCTCTCCAATCAGAGACGCCGAAGCTGTATCGCTCACGGGCCTTGAAGCGCATGTTTCCAGTATCAAAGTCACCTTCCATGCCAGTCTTGATGGCAGTACGCTGAAACAGCTTGAAGCCGTTAGGGGCGTCTGTCTTGATAAAGAAGGCATCTGTATCGGTGAGGAAGTGATTAACTACCGCACCGTCAGGGAGCATTCCCATAGACTTCATGGCGTTCAGATCGTTGTCCGCAGTGCCGGAACGCAGATTAGAGTTGATTACTCGCTCTGCAATAAATTGCAGTTCTTTAGGAATAATCAACTTCATGCCACGTACAGCGATCTTCAGACCACGTTCGTCAGTCAAACCAGCAATATCGATCAGCATCTGCTCAAGCGAAGTCTCATTGAGATCCGCCGCTACAGAAAGCTGGTTACGCTGGTTTCCGCTCAAAGAAGGGTGAGCTGATGAACAAAGCGCAGCGCCATCGCCTACAGGGTAAGCGGTGTCAAAAGCGTTGTTCAGTACAGAAGCAGCCTTGATTTGCTTGGTCTGAGACATAGACCGTGCCAGGGCACGGGTATATCGAGAGGCCAGCCTATCATACAGATTGTCTTCCACAGCTTCTTCAGTAATGCTGAAAGCCAGAGCAATGGTCTCGTGAGTGTAACGAGCAGTGTAAGTTTCCTGCGCGTCGTCAAACGAGATTGATCCGCCTTCTGATTTAACTGGCGCAGTGCCAAAACCAGACAGCATCACTTCTTCTTCGAATGCACGATCTGAGCTTTCGGTTTCGAAAATCTCAGCATGCTCGTTGTCGTATCGGTCGTATTCGAGCCCGAACAAGGCATTTAGGCCGGGTTCTAGCTCTTTCGCAAGTTGTGCGCGAGAAATAGCCATTGGTTAAACCCCCTTAAATGCCGGTAGAATCCGCGGTGGTTTGAGAATCAAACCGGCGGGTTCCAGCGTTAAAATGCGCGTTCAAACGAACCAACAGAGGTATACCAGCAGCGGTATAGTCACTGTTTGCTTCATCGTCCGCAATCCCAACAATACGCAGCGGTAATGTCGCAGTCACAGCAACGTTAGCTACGCTGGCAGCGGCACTGGAACGACCAGTGTCTGTGCTACCTGAACGAGCTGACGTGCCCAAATCAGTATTTGAAAAGACTGTAGCCAAAGCAGTCGCACGGTCAGTGAGACTTGCATCGCTTGCAACCTGAAAAATCTGATTTGGATTGTCTGCAACAAAAGCTTTAACAGGATGGTTTGTATCCACACTAACGCTTCCGCTACCAGGCCAATAGTTCAACCAAACCGGCTTCTTTTGAACCGAATCGTGGTACTGAACTCCCATTAGGACTCCAAGTGCCTGCGTGGTGCCACCAGCGGTGTCACCAGCTTGATCAATTACGCCCGCTGCCAAAGGAACAACGATTTCGTATTGATAAATGACATTTGTGTTGTTGGAGGCGATCTCATACTCGGTTACACCGGTAGAGTTTACACCTGCACCAACCAGCCCAACAGGACGCATACCGTAGGCAGTTTCTTGATTTGCCATAGGAACATCTCCTTATTGGGGTGACCTACTACTCTTTTCGTGGGCCACCAAAAGTTACACGAGATTGACGATCAGGTTTATTGATCGCCATGCTTTCATGAGCATTTTCTCGCATCATATCGTGATCAACGGCATCTAAAAGGTCTTTACTCTTTCCTTTAAAGTATTGACTTCTTTCTTGCACCGTTTCTAACGGAATACGAGCGAGAACCAATCCACCAACTCCAAACACACCTTCAAATTTACCTGATTCGACCACGGGAGCCTCAAAATCCGGGTATTCGTCTGCTCTCACAAGCTCATACCCTTCTCTCAAACGAGCAGAAATGTTCTTACGGTCATCAAAACCACGAACTTCTGCTCTAATCCAGCGGTGCTTGTACCCCTCGGGTGCAGGCGGTGCTTCGAGCATGGATGGGGGAGCCCAAGGCTTTCGCCGTTGCTCCTTCTCCCTGCTGTCTTTAGCGCGAGGAGACCGATCAATACCTTCAAAACCAACTTTCTTTGTAGCCATTGTCATCTCCTATTTGACATATTTCGCGTATTCTTCTAGCGGCACACCCAATCTTTTGGCTATAGCAACCTGGCTAGGCGTGAGTTTCCGTTTTGTAGAGCGCCCTGTTGACGAATTAGTGCGAGATACTCCAGCCACGTTCTGGGCGGGCTTTCGACTGGTCTCGGTATCAGAATTATCAGAGAATTTGTGCGGGAACTCCTGCTTAATCCTCTTATCTAGTTCATCATAGTACTCATTCGTTTGTGGGTCAAACCCCTGGTCCTGTATGAGTTCTTGATGTATCCCATATGCAGCAAAGGTCATGGTCCGGTCTTGGCCAAACCATTCGTTCTTATCTGCCCATTCTTCCGCCTTTGGATCAGGACGTTGAGCAGGTTGTTGAGCCTGTGGCTGCTGCTGTGCTTGAGCCTGCGGAGCTTGTTGCTGCTCTTGTTCTCGACGAACGGCTCTAGCTTGCTGGGCCCTTTTGGCATCGTCTAGTTTAGAAGACGCTACCTGTAGATTAGTCAGCTTTTGTTGAGCTTCTAAAGCCTTATCCGGGTCGCCCGTAGCTATGGCACGTTTGTAATCCTCTTGAGCTTGAGTTAACTCAGCCGTAAGCCGACCGCCATATTCATTCAGATAACCAGCGTCCACCTGCTGTAGCTTGGCTTTTAACTGGTCAGACTCTGTTTGAACCGACTTGGCGTATACCACCGCCTCTTCGCGCTGCCTCTCGGCTTCACGCATTTTCTTGGTCAGGCGATCTATACGTTTTTGAACACCCGCAGTGTATTTCTGGTGCTCATCATCGTCTTCAGACCCTTCAACCGGCTCTTCTGAAGAAACGCTAGAGACCGCTACCTCGACCTCCTGTTCCTCTTCGTTTTCACCTAGTTCTATGTCTACTGTGCCGTCATCCGGCTCATAAGCTTTATTTTCCTGTTCTTCCACCATGTTTACCCCTTAAAAGCTAATAATGTCTTCTGGATCAGATATAGTGGCTAAAATCTCGTCATCGTTAAGGATGCGGACTTCTCCACCGTCTATGCGAAACCTAGAGCCAGCGTATCGAGCAAAAACCACCCAATCTTTTTCCTGGCACCAGGGGCCCTCTGGAAACTTTTCCGTGTCTTTGTACGCCAAAGGACCTTGCTTTA